GTAGCCCATTTAACTACATGGGGATATGGACCAACGGCTACATCACTATAACCTTCCAAGGCCTTATACCATGGTTTCCACGTCTCTGGGCCAAATTTAGGGCCTGCATATATATTCTCGTCACCACAATGGGTAGCAACAAGATCTGAAATGGGGGATTTCTCGACTTTGGTGTAATAAGAAGTGCCACCAGGGCAAGATCCATACACATCAATAGGAATGTCAGGAGAAAAATAATTAACAGGTGATTTTTTGTCTACCTTTGGACCCTCATACACCTTCGCCCCGTAAACAGAGGAGCGAAGAATTCCTTCAGACGTGGCAATAGGCAAATCACATAAAACCCGCAATTCTTCAATAGCGGAGCTCATTTCATTGGCAAGTATGCGGCCAGAACAACCACGAGTAGTGTCGGATACACCGCCCAGATGAAATCCTAGGATAATATTTGCAACACTATCGCTAATGAGTGGAGCCATACACAAACCATTGAAAGTGGGCTTGCTTAAGAAATAGTTACTTCCAGGGAATTTAGTAAACCCATTGGTAACAATCCCATTAGAAGTTTTTCCTTTATAGGTAGTAATGACACCATCCCGCGAACGATAAGGCATAACAAATCCCACATCACGAAATTCGGATAGAGGAAAATAAGGGAGCATATCGCTCCAATCACCCCCATTCGAAATATAAATAAGGGTAAAATCTTTCCCAGGAAAAGTATATATCATATTACGAGAAATTTTAGTCGTAAATTTGTTATGAGGAGCATCGGAAACATTCCTTATTACCTGCAATTGAAAATCCATGTCAGGTATATTGTGTCTAGGCAACAATAGTATATTACTATTAACAAAGAAACCATTGGTGGTGGTAACTTCCTTACCCGGCACCAAGTACCGAACGTAAACTACATTCTTTGCTACTTTGATAATTGCTCTCTCGGTAGTAGTACATTTGGCATGTTCAGTAGCCGGAAGGGGTGTGACAATAGTTCTATCCCATTGTGACACAGCAGACAATTTCCTTTTTAGAGCTTCCTCTTGTTCAGGGGTAGCTCCGGAATGGGAATCAACTTTGGCAACTTTAATAAGGCTCTTTACGAACTTAATTGCAGCAAATACTGTTACACACCCACCGAATAGCCAAATCAAATTGGTTTCTCGGACGCGATTACCTAATCGCGAGAAATATCCTGGAATTAAGGACGAATTCCTAATACAAAGATCAAATTCTTCCAACATTGAAACAGAAATGTGAACTGTCAAGTATACTATAATAATTACAGCAAGTTTCCACATACTGGGAAATGTATACCAATAAAGACACACTACTGAGAGAGTGAATAATCTCAATTTAATAAACTCAAACCAAAATTTGGGTTTAGTAAAGAAAGTCACTATTCTCATGAAAGGGTAATTCAAAAACATTGATCCAAAAAGTCTATACATGTATAGATTTTGGCATGACTGGTAGTAAGCTACACGATCAAAAATATTTTCTCTTTCAATACCATATTGCGTTGTGTTCTCACACTCGCAACAGAATTTGGGATTGGAGCAAACATCACAAATATGAATGGTTTCATGCAATTTATTAGCATTTCTCACAACAGATCGCTGATTCTTGAAATGCGTTTGAGACATTTTTACACCGAGGCGAATAAGATCTTTAATGCCAATTTTAGCTATATCATCGGGCAAACATTTAACGTCTTTAACAATCGTTCCATCTACCAAATTAAGATAGCTTACCATTTTATCGTCGGTTCTCGAACTATGGGGAATCGCCTTCAAAACAGTGAAATCCCAAATGTCAGAACAAACTTGCTCATCTTCGGGAAGATTAGAAATATAATCAATAACCAAAGATTGATCCAAATAATGATAACCAGGTGTCCTAAACTGAGGCTTCACAGATACACCAATATGCATATCTATTCTTCTCATCATGGACAATGGTTCATTAGAAAAGTCGCCTGCATTAAGGTTGGGAACGTTAGTAGTCAACAACAAAGTCTTTGGTCTCACGGGAATCTTACCTTTTGAGGCAAGATCAGCCATGACAGCATATTCTGGATTATTATTCTTAAACTTAAGAAGATTAACCAAAGGAGATTCTTCCAACATATCAGTACGGGTGTTGCAAATATCATCTAAAACAATAGTAACAACATCAGCACGGTAATTGGAAAAATATTTATCATTTTCGTTATGTGTAACAATCTTTTTAGGATCGCAGTCAAAACCGTTCGCCTTAAGGATGGAAATATTAAACAAGTTGGCTGCAGTAGTTTTACCTACTCCAGACAACCCGTGAAAACAAAAGCTAAAAGGGGCTTCTCGCAATGCTCCAGAATTTTGTACAATATTATATTCTGCAACCCATTTACGCACAGTAACGAGTTTCTGAAAAATAAGGTTTTTCTCAATGGGGTGGTTCGCTCCTGCGTGCATAGAAAGGAGAATATTATTAAGCTTATCCAATTTAGTCCAGAAAATTTCTGGAGTAGTGTCGACAGCTTCCAAATCTCCATTAATCATATAAGGAACAACTTCAATCATTTCTAAATAAAGAGATTCCATAGATTCAATTTCATTAGAAGAATACAAGAAAGGAGTAAGAGATCCGCTGACAAAGCAAGCGGAGAAGACTCTCCCCATTTCTTCAACTAAGTTAACCGTAAGGTCCATGGCTGAAAAAGCATTAAATTTGGAAGACTGAATTTGCATATCAAAAACCTCCATTCCTTTTATAGAAAATGGAACGGATAGAAATTGACAATAACCCAATCCAACAATAAGGGACAAAGATCTCTTAATGTACTGATAAAGTTTAGTTGTAGAAAACTTAGAAAAATTTTCCTTGAAAATCTTTATAGTTTCAACAAAATCTTCTCCAGATTGAGGCTCAACAGGGGATAAATAGGAAACTATAGCATCCCAAGAAATGCTGGAAAGCGACTTGGAATATTCAGTTTTAATGAACTGCAATATAGCACTAGAAACTCCCAAATAACTCTTGGAATCTGAAATGGAGATGATTAAGAGAGTAACTCTTTCAAAATTTGAGATGTCCAAACTAACAAAGTTTTGAACATTCAGTCTTGGAAGAAATTGTTCTCTCCCAATAAAAGGGGAAGTAAGGGAATTTGA